AAAAGCTCATCAAGTATCCGAGGGTGGCTTTGACCCAAAACGCTTTGAATAATGGGTACACCGTCATTCAATCCGGGACAAATGGCAACGAACATAGAAAGGCCTGGTCCTTATTCAACAACGACGTGACGACAGATGATCAGTATCACGCGGTGCCCGTATCGGGAGAAAGTAATCCGTATAATTCTAGCACTGGTGCATACGAACCGGATGCCGGTTTTGAAGACGGTCTAGGAGATGTGGCGGGTGAATATGTCTATGTTGTGATGCCAGATAAGATAAAATTACAAGGGGTTAGTGTCCATCCTCGAGATGGTGTTTTAGCCAGAAGTGCCGAATCTGCGCGTTTCATGGGTTCGAATGATGAAACTACTTGGGTTGATTTGGGAGGATACACCGATTATGTATGGGCATCTGGAAGTCAAGAACCCGGAAACTTTTTTACAGTCGATTCAAACGAATATTACAATTATATTGGTGTGGTTTGGACTAAAGTAAAAGGTGGTTCGGGTGGTGATACGGTAAACATGGCCGAAGTTCAATTTTTCGGCGTCCCCGAATACGACCCCGAAGCTCACGGGACTGATGTGACAGTAAAGTCATACCCCAACGTACCCAACACGGATTGGTTAGAGGTCTACTATGATGCGAAGGGGTTAGCGACTGGAGCCGTGACGACGGTGAATGATCTCAAACCGTCGAGTCTGGGTTCGGCTATAAACAGTAGTTCAACGAATAACATAACAGTGGCCGACGATGCATTTGTGTTTAACGGGACGGACAGTTATATAAAAATTAACGATTTGACCAATCCATCGGGTGCGTGGATACATTCCGTTGTCGCGTGGGTCAAATTTACGGATTTCGATAGTAGTCAAGAAGTATCATGGATTGGTGACGCGGACGGTGCTGCTATTCGTCAATCTTTTTCATTTCAGACGGGTGGTGAAACCGTAACGATGGGAATATCTGGCAGTAATGTACAATTTAGATTTACCTCTCCACTCTCGGCTGGTAAATGGCATCATGTCGTATATACGTATAATGGGGGTCAAGCTGGATCGACATCAACGGCGTATCAAGTATTTATTGACGGTGTAGAAGCTTCTAAATTTGGTGGGTCGGGGTCGGGAACATTGACCCTACCTGCCGGTTCTGCTTTATGGTTTGGTCGTAACCATGGCGGCACGAATCATTTTGGAGGTTCCATCGCAAACTTCCGCCTCTTCAACCGGGCCCTGACCTCCGATGAGATCTGGCAACTTTACTCCTATCAGAAGGAGTATTTCGGTCACGGGGACTTGTCCATGACTCTCAAGGCTGGGCGTCTAGGTATCGGGACTTCGGAGCCGAGGGCGGCTTTGGATGTGAGGGGGGGTGCGAATTTACAGTCAACAATATATGGACCTCTCTCGACGTTTGAAACGGTAAATTTTACAAGCATTTATGCTACTACGTGGACTTCCACTCAAGGAGCAGACGAAACGGAACTGGTTTTACTTACAGCTACAGTTCAAGTACCAGACATATACAAACATTTGGGTAAACATCAACTAAAAATATATTACACGTGGCATTGGGTGGGTGAAGCTGGTAGATATAACCCCGCGACTACCTTAGATACAGACGGTGGCGGATACCGTTATTTTCATTTTCGCACAAGAACGTCACATAATGGCACCGTTCGAGATATGCACACTGGAAATGTATCAAGTATAATTAAAGTAGTCTCTCCTATAGCTGTATCTTTACCCAATAATGATCATTCTACATTGGATCAATCTGTGATACCTGGTATTTTTACTTTGACAGATGCATTTGCCGGAGACGATATAACTATAGATCTCACTGGTGTGTGGACTAGTGATACTTATGGACAGGTAAGAACAAATAGGACCATGCAGGATGGCGACAGCTCGTCTTACGAACGTGGTGTAACAACACTTTGTGTATGGTTTAAACCCATAATTTAAAATATCACTCTATTAATAATATGGATATACTAGCAGTTCTATCTATACTGAGACCTGGTAACACTATATCTTTCAGAGAAGGTTATGAAGAAACTCTTTCCAATGTAGTATGGATTTCCCAGAATACATATATTTCAAATAATACAGATTTAGAACTGATCTGGAACGAAGAGGCCGGTGTGTACACGGAGGCACCTTTCACAATTCCAACACAACAAGAGTGTGATGACTATTGGAACAATACACTTAAAAATCAACTAGCATTGAGCACACTCCGCAAAGAACGCAACAAGCGTCTCGCAGAGTGTGATTGGACGCAAGTTAACGACGTTGTTCTTTCGAATGACCGAGAATGGAAAATTTATCGCCAAGCTCTTCGTGACATTACACAAACGACCGAAGACCCCGCGAACCCTGTTTGGCCAACCCAGCCAAGTCCGTAGGACTTGTACTCCTCGTATCTAACCTTCTAAGAATCTTGCAGATTCGTCCAAGCTTAAAAATAAACTCTCACTATAATATAAAATGTCTGGTGGTATCGCCCAACTCGTCGCCGTAGGTGCTCAGGATGTACACCTCGTCGGTCAGCCCGAGGTATCTTTTTTTAGGTCGACGTACAAGCGTCACACGAATTTTTCCCAAACTGTCGAGCGTCAGGTCATTCAGGGCAACGTCTCGAACAACGGTATGTCCACCGTCCGCTTCGAGCGCAAGGGTGACATGCTCAACTATGTCTACCTCGTCCCCAACAACGGTAGCGCGACCCAAGCTATTGGTACCTGGTCTGACGTAATTTCCAAGGTGGAGCTTCTCGTGGGTGGTCAGGTCATCGATGAGCAGGATTCGACCTACTCGACTCTCATCGCGCCTATCCTCTCCGCGACCAACTCTTCCAAGTCCGTCGCCAGCGACCTCTACGGTGGTGCGACTGCCGAGCGGTTCTACCCTCTCCGGTTCGCCTTCTGCGAGAACTGGCAGACCGCCCTTCCTCTCATCGCCCTTCAGTACCACGATGTAGAATTGCGTATCACTTGGGGTGGTTCCGCCGCGGACTACAAGTGGGACGTCTACGCCAACTACGCGTACCTCGATACCCAGGAGCGCGAGATGTTCGCTTCTCAGCCCCTCAACATGCTCATCACCCAGGTCCAGAAGGCCGTGTCTTCCGGTTCCAAGATGCAGGAGCTCAACTTCAACCACCCGGTCAAGTATCTCGCCGCCGGTAAGGGGACTGCTCTTTCCATCCTTAACGACGACAACAAGCTCAAGCTCCAGATTAACGGTACCGACGTCGCCGACTTCAAGTTTGCCGATCCCAACTTCTCCCACGTTCCTCTCTATTACCACACTTCCAACGCTTCCAAGCCCGCGACCCTCAAGACGCTGTTCTTCTACCCCTTCTGCCTCGATGCGGGTAAGCTTCAGCCTACCGGTACCCTAAATTTCAGCCGACTCGATTCGGCTCGTATCATCAACGATAACCAGAACGTCGATGACGACATTTATGCCGTGAACTTCAACGTTTTACGCGTGGAGAATGGTATGGGTGGTCTATTATATTCTAACTAAGTAGTAAAAGATGCTTTGGAAAATATTTTTTCTCCTCTCCATCGTTTTTGTATTGACGTACGATCCTAAGTCCAGGACACTCGAAACCTTTGTCGGTCAGCCCAAAACGCCGTCCACAAACAAATCGTGTGAAAACGCGCATTACGAAGCCGTCCAATTCGCTCAGACCCCGTATGAGTGTCCTACCCCCGGTAAGACCAAGATGGGTGTACTTACTTAAAAAGAAGATGTTAGTTTCATTTATAAATGGTCCCAGTCACGAAGGACACTCTTTTAGTCGTCGCCACCGTCGTGTGTGCCATCGCCGTCGTATTCCTGTTTAAGGAAATGAACAAGGCCAAGAAGGATATCGACGGGTTCAAAAATTTTTCAGCCCAGGTCGTCAGGCACTTGTCGGCCCCCGAGCCCGCTCCAGTTGAGACTGTAGAGAAGAAGGAGGAGGAGATCGAGGAGGAAAAATCCGAGGAATAAACATATCGCCTTATAATAACTTGCGAATGCGCAATGAAAAAGTACAAAGCGATTGCAATACCGGTTAGCTTTGCTGATGGGAAACCTCGGTTTCTCACAGTAAGGGATTGGCGCTTTAAGGATTGGATTTTCGTCACGGGTGGGTGTAGACGACGCGAGATTTTCAATCCTTTACGATGCGCCTTGAGAGAATTAGAAGAGGAGACGCGAGGGGTTGTCTCACTAAAAAACGGAGAATATACAGAATTTAAATTTACAGTCAAGGAGAGCCCCACAGTAGAACTCGAGTACAATGTTTATGTCTTTTTCGTCAATTTTTCTCGTTCGGAACAACAGACCCAGGTCCGAAAGTTCTACGAAGAAAAACACAAAACACAACTGAAGAAATTAAACAATCAACCCATTCGTAAAACCCATGACGAAAACGATTTCATGAGTTACGATACCCTCGAGGAGTTTAACTCACGTAAACGTTGGAAACTCATAATCGATAACGTTCTTAAAAACCCTAAATTCTACGCGTGCATAAGTTCTCATAACAGAAAAACCTTCTCTATTAAATAATGAAGTCTAAGGCTTTCATTTTAAGACAGATCGGTGAACTACTCGAGAAGAATAGGGGTATGTGTGAACAGGAAGTGAAGGAATGGATGGCTCAGAACGAAGAAAAGACGGTCTACGAACTATTGACCTTTAAGAAAGAAATTTCACAGTCGAAGGAATATCCAGACGTTTCTTGTATGAAATGGTTTAGAGATGATGAACGATAAAAAGGTATGTTTAAAAAATGGTACGCCAATAATGCGACCAATCTATCACATGTGCTCATGGACGGAGGAAAGCTCTCTGTGCCATTTGATAGGTTGAACGAATTTTATGATGTCTACATAGACGCTGTTACATCTGGAAAGAAGATTTACGTCGTGGAACAGAAGAGTGAGACGTATAACTTTTTCGTCGACATCGATTATAAAGACCCGGAACCTTTGGGAATCGATGAGATTCAGGACATTTCTAAAGTTATTTGTGAGACGGTAAAATTTCATGGTGGTAAAGAGTGTCTCATTTCTGTGGCGAAGCCTAAACAGTGTGGGTCACTCATGAAGACTGGTGTACACCTGAATTGGCCGGGTCTCGTCGTCGATCAGGCATCCGCCGTCGCTCTTCGGGAACACATACTCGTGTCACTCGCCAAGTTTAACCGAAACGTCGAATGGAATGATATCATAGACGCATCTGTCTACGGAAGTGTCGTACGTCGGTCGAAAGGAAGCGGATTCAGGATGCCGTGGTCGTATAAGCGAGCGAAACACGAGGCATGTGGTGCACGAGGGTGTAAAGATTGTGAGAACGGTCAGGTGGACCAGGGTCCGTACCTACCCTTGTTCATATACACGGATGAAGCGAAACGTATAGACCAAAAACCGAGTGTAGAGATTCTTAAGATGGCTGCCGTCAGGACAGATCAGCCGAAGAATGTCACTATCGACGTTCCATCCGTTAAGATCAAAGAGGTTTCCTTTTCACCGGAGGAGACTAGGAATGAAATTTACGATGAAGAATTGAGAAGTATGATTGAAGATTTCGTTCGAAAGAATATGGAGGGTCAGGGTGATGCCTACATCACGAAACTTTTCAAAAATAAGGAGACGTATTACGCGGCGACGACTTCTAGATATTGTGAAAATGTCAAAAGAAAACACGGGTCCAATCACGTGTGGTTCATCATAAGTGGAAGAGAGATTCTCCAGAAGTGTTTCAGCCGACACGAAACGATCGTAGGTCGCTGTGACGGGTTTTGCGAACACTTCTGTGGTCGAAGACACAAACTCACGACTGGTATCGTGGACAGACTGTACCCCGAAAAGGAGGACCTTAAAAAGTGTCCGGAAATCAAAAAATACGTGGAGCAACCCCAGGTTGACGTGAAACCCGACCTTGAATCTTTCATCAACAAACACATGAAGACGGACGGTGATCTACAGGTCGTAAAACTCACAAAGATGAAGGGGTACAGTCTCGCGATGACGACTTCGAGCTTTTGTGAAAACATCTCAGGGGAACACGAAGGTAAATTGATGTCGTACATCATAAAAAAGAATGAAATCACCCAAAAGTGTCCTATTTGTAAAAGGAGCAAGGCGAGAACGCACAAATTACCATCTAAAATTACAGAAAAAGTGCATGTTAAAAGTACTTAAACATTTCGGAACTTAAAGTATAAATGACTGTTACACGTTTTGGCCGAGCTGTCAAGAAACCCGTTCTTTATGTACCCGCGGAGGAGGTACTTCTCGATGATTACGCTTCGGATGAGCACGATTCCGTGATTGATTCTGATATCGACACCGAAGATGAAGAGGGTTTCAGTTCAGAGGAAGACTACGATGATGACGCGGATGAGAATGGTAATCTCAAGGATTTCGTGGTAGACGATGAGAGTGAAAGTGAGGAAGAAGACGCTTAAAAAAAACAAAAACTATATTAGAAAATGGAAACGGACATAGGCAATCCCATTGAGTACAATCCCACGATAGACCCTTTAAATCAGGAGAAGGAAGAGGAGGAAGAGAAGCACGAACAACCCTATTACTTTCATCCCAGTGAGATGAATTACGCCCCACCTCCACCACCTCCCCAGAATGAGAAATTCGATCTATTCACGAACATTGATAAATCTACGTGGATAATCGCGTTTGCTGTTTTCTTACTTGGATTTTTTATGGGAAAGACAATGCAACCCGTCATACTCAGGTATACGTGAGTTCGCGAATACGCCTCGATAACTTGGTATCAGCATCTTCGTAACTCTGAGATTCGACAGGCTTTTGGGGAAACCCACTTAGCCAATGATCCTCGGGTACATTCGAATACGCGACGAACGTGCCTATATCACCGTATATGGGTTTAATTTTTCCAGTCGCATCCCTCTTTATCAGTTGGGATGGATAACCAGGATGCACGAACGCATCATCCGTGTCTTCAACAAAACCGGCAGTTGTCGATGGTTCGGAAACTGTTTTGTTTTTTAAATCGTACGTTGGTTTAAAAAACAAAATAAAGAAAGCCCCAACGAAAAGGATCGTGAGGATAATCCTGAGCATTTTGTTTTATTGTATGTGAATATTATTTACGCAGAAGAAACCTCGGGTTCTCCCTCCTCCTTAATCTCCTCCATCTTTCCGTCGGTCGACTCGGCCGCCTTGGCGTCCTCCTCGCGCTTCCTCTGGCGCTCCTTCATCTCCTCGTTCACAATATCGTCAGCCTCCTTGACGAGCTCCTCCATGGGAGTGTCGGGCTTCTCCTTCTTGAGTCGCTCCAAAACCTCCGCGGGGTGAGAGATGGGCGCCTCGTCGGGCTTGGTGTAAAACTTCGAGTTCTCGTCACCAGGAACGTATCCACCAGCCTTGGTTTCCATCATAGCCGCCTTGCGTTCTTGGAACATACGAGTAGCCTGTGCCTGGTTCTCCTTATAACCAGTCATGATTTCCTCAAGCTTCTCGTTGGTGTAGTGTACGTCCTCAATCTTCGTGGGGTCGGGGGGAATGAGAAGCCACTTGTACATGTCTACGACATAGATGTCGAAGGTGGGGTCCTCCTTCTGAAGACGCTTCGCGTGGTTCGCAGCCTCGTCACGGTTCGCGAAGGCACCGCGAATCTTGATACCAAACTTATCATTCTTCTGCGGCGCCTCGGGGCCTACGATGGAGAGGCACGCGTAGATCTGTCCGGGGACGGTGGTATAATCCTGCTCGAGAGACATTATGATTTTATGTAAGCTTAAAACTTTAAGCCATTACTTACGTATCAAATGCACGAATATTGGGACAAACAACCCGTCCCCCGTGAAGGTACGGAACCCGGTGAAATAGACGAGTCCCGTGACATTGCAAAAAAGACGACAAAACTTCCAGAGGGTCTCGTATGGTCCTCGTGTACTCTGAAGGAGGCGTGTACATTTTTGAGAGAGTACTACGTAGTACACGGTCAGTTTAAACTGGCGTACACAGTCGAAGGTCTTAAATGGTCCATAGACGATAGCATAGCCATTCGAAAGGTGGATACGAAAGAGATGGTTGGATACATAGCCAGTACTCCTTTAGACGTGAACGTCGAGGGAAAAGAACTCAAGATGA